TTTAAGGGGTCATCCTAAATTATTAAGGGTCATCAGGGGTCATCCCAAAGGGTCATCCACCTCACTTTAGTCTTATTTATATTTATTTTAATTAAAAAAGAAGACGAGAAAATAAAATGGATGACCCTTGATGACCCTTTTCCCCAAAATCGAAAAAAAAATAAAAAAAATAAAAATAAAAAATAAAATAAATAAAAATAAGGGGTCATCGGTCATCGGGTCATCAAGGGTCATCCCCGTTAAATTAAGTTCTTAACCTTCCCTTAACCTTCTCCTTAAGTCCCGTAAAACTATATAAGGATAACCGGAGATAGTAAGGTAGCCCCCGTAAGATGACCTCCAAAGCCTTCACTTTAGTATCTAGCCTCATGGAATCAATTGATGAAACCAAAGGAGACTTGAAAGAAGGCAGTTATCTTACTCTTTGTAATCTCCTAAAAGACCTTCATTTGGAACTTAGTGAGATTAAATCAAAAAAAGGGGATGAACTCGAAGAAGAAGAAGAGGAACTGGAAGAAGAACGAGAAGATGATTTTGAACAACTCATCGAAAGTTTTTATAATAATCAAAGCAATTATAATTTAAACTTAAATGAACAAATTGAACGTTTTAACCGAATCTATTTCCAAATGAATTCTTCTTTATTGAATTGCGATAAATACAATCATTTACTAACTTACATTACAAATGACCAAGAAATGAATGATAATAATCGTTGGTTGAATTGTAGTTGTGGTTGTTGCGTTTGTTTTCATGATATTCAAGAACATTTGGAAACACCCGAACATAAAAATAATTATCAATTTTAATTTTATCTTATCATTTCTTGTTTTCTTCTTTGATTTTTTTGATATATTAGCTCTTGACGTCTAATACTTTCTTGTCGTTTTTGTTCTTTAGTCTTTTTAGGAGGCTTGGGAGCTTTAACTTTAGGAGGCTTGGGAACTTTAGGAGGCTTGGGAGCTTTAACTTTAGGTGCTTTAGGAGGCTTGGGAGCAGCATTCCCTTTTCTTATTTTAGCAGTTAAATTAGAAATAACACTTTGAGGAACTCTTGTTTGACCACTTATAGGTGGCATATCTCTTAATTTTAATACCACTGGATTATTATCTTTTACCATTTGAGGAATTTCTGTAAAATCATAATTAATTTGATTAAGATAATTAAGAATTTTCTTTTTAGAATTAAAATCAGTTAATTTAATTGACTTATCTTGGGTTTTCAAAAATTTCATTACTTTTTTTAATTCTTCCAACGAATATTTAGGTTTTACTGGCTTCGGCTCTTTATAAGAGCCTCCTTTAGCCATGAATTTAAACATCTTTTCAGCTTTTCCTTTTGAAACCCCCTTTATTTTAATTTCGCTCATATCATAATTGATGCTTTGAAGGTAATCAAGAATTTTCTTTTTGGAATTAAAATCAGTTAATTTAAGACTACGGTCTTGAGTTTTTAAATATTTCATTACCTTTTTTAAGTCCTCCAATGAATAGTTTTTATTATCCATTTTTTTCAATCTAATTTAAAAAAAGAAAAAAAAACAAAATTAAGCATGATAAATACCAAGTCGTTTTCCTTGCTTGTTATAATGACCCAGTTTTTTTACGGAGTTTGAACCAGGATATTTACCTAAAAGTCTTGCTTCACGACCGCGTTTATAATCACCAATAATTTCCGAACCAACATTATAAGCTGTATTTAAAGCATTAATATAATCCATGGGTATTTGTTCTAATAATTAAATGAGATTATTTATTTATAAGGAGCGTTCCTTCACGATTATTTGAAAATGAATAAAAGCTGGAGAAGCGTCTTTTATTAGTTCCTTATACTCATTCATGATATTAAAATTAATATAATTAAAATTACGATTGGCAATTCTCATTTCATTATTCATGTAATTCTCATATTTAATCGTTGTAAAGCAAGGCTGGTCTTTATCAATCCAGCAAATGATTTCATTAATTCCTTCCGTTGATGAATATTCACGATTTAAATTATTATCGGTGGTAGGTTCAAAAAGCAAACTATTAGTAGTTATTATTATTTTTGTATATGAAAGTAAATTGGCAAAATTATTGGCATATTTATCAACACCAGAAACTAAAGGAATTGTATCACTCGTAAAACCTAAAATTAATTTCATATTCATTGGTTTAAAAGTAGCATTATCACTATTAGTCCAATAATATTTATTAATGGTGCTATCATAATTTAAAGCAAAAGGTAAATCAGGAGTGATATAAGGAGGTGAGGTCAATTCATTTATTTTATCTCTTAAAGTAGTTGTATTATAATTACCATCAGGTAATGTGATTGTATGAGTTGTAGCACCATAAATAATTTGAAATTGATTATTTTTATGAAAACTACTAATATTCAACATACCATTCATCATACTAAAATTAACTAACTTGAAATATGCTTGTTGGTTTTTTTCAAGATGAATGTTAGTTCCTAAACGATAATTAAATGAATAATTCTTATCATCCCTATCTTGATTTGCGGTATTTATGTAATAATTATAAACTTCTAAAACGCTCATCTATAAATACTAACGATATTATCTTTTTTCATATCAATATCTTCTAATTCCAATCCTAAGATAAATGAAGGTGGCTTATTATTAACTGGAGTAATTCCTTCTTGTCTTGTTTCTCTAAATTTAATAATAACAACACCTGAACCTCCATTACCAGCAGTTGTAGCTTCCCAATCACCACCTCCTCCACCTCCTCCAGTATTAGCAGTAGCACTTAATCCTCCTTCATTAGCTAGTCTAGAACCTTCACCACCTCCTCCAAGACCACCAGCAGGTCTTTCTAAAATAGTATTACCTGTTGTATTATTTATATTTGTTCCACCACCGCCTCCTCCTCCATAATAAATATTAGCTCCTGTTATAGGAACAATAATACCATTGCCACCTCTTCCTGCTATAGCACCTGAACCTAATGTAGCATTGGGACCCGCTGTTCCCGGTTGTCCTTTTTCTCCAGCACCACCACCTCCTCCCGCACTATTATAAGATGTTCCAGCACCACCAACACCTCCAACAAATCCAAGAACATTACCTTGAGGAAACGTATTTTCACCTCCACCGCTATTAATACCATTACCACCTGTTGAACCATAAGGAGGACTTGGAGCTGTTGCTAAAAGAGTATTACCAGCACCTCCTCCACCTTTTCTAGCTCTAATAATATCATTTCCAGCTAATTGAATAAAACTGTCATTACCATCATTACCTCTAGTTGTTGTTATTGAATTAGGAGCAACGCCAGCACCGCCAGCACCAATTGTAATTGTATAATTTCCAGAATTAAAAATTTGATTAGTTTGATATACAACTTGACCAGCACCACCACCACCAGTAGAACCACCACCACCTCCGCCAACAACAAGAACATCAACATTTAAATTAGCATTTAATGTAAAAGAACCACTAGAATTAAAAAGAAGATATTTATCATCAGGACTTCCTCCTGCTACTTGAAAAATAGAACCATTTGTAATTGAACTAAAATAAAAACCAGAGTCTAGTTGATTAAAATTATCATCTAATCTAAAAACAAAACGAGGTATTTGTTGAGGAATTAAAAGAAAGTTAGGACTTATTGATGTCATTCCCTGAACTCCGGTGTGATTAACGTAAATGACGGGATTACCTTCTTTATCAGTATTTGTAATTAAACGATTATCACAATAAGGTTCTTTAAGTTTAATTACAATTGGTTGAACATTAGCATCATTACGAGTATAACTAATAACTCTCATATTATTATTATTGTAAAGTTGAAACGGAGGGATATTAAAGGTAATATCAGTAATTTTATTATTATTACTTGTAAAAGCATCATTAAAATCGCTATTAAACCAAAAAATCCTTTTCTTTTTATAAGTGGTATTTAAGGAACGACTTAAAATCGGTCTTGGTTTATAATCCATTCTTACTATAAATGGTTAAAAAAATAAATAATAGCTATTTCACTACTTATACATGCTTGAAGCATCATCTGGAATTAGGTCAGCATCTTCGAATAAAAGACCAATTATATAATTTCCATTACCATTCGCAGCATTGATAGTAAAACCAGCATTACGAGTGGAGAAATTATTACTTAAAGCAATTGAAATTCTTGATACTAACTGAGGTAATAAAATAAGGCTAAATTGATTATCATTTAATTGAGAAGCTACTGCGGTATGAGTTACGAAAAGAGTTGGGAAAGCTTCTTTATCGCTGTTATAAGTGGAGTCGGCATCGTAATTTAAGTCTTTTAATTTCATGATTATAGGCTTAGCTGTGCTTTCATTGGAGGTGTAAGAGACAACAGTTAGTTTAGTTCGATTATACAACTGAAAAGGAGGAATTTCCCATGTATGCTCGTAATGGGTATTACCATCAACTCGAGAAGAAGAAGTAAAAGCACTATTTAACCAAACAATTCGAGAAGTCTTATAACGATAAGAAGGAGCAACTCCACCGTAATTATTCGAGGGATTTTTATATAAGTCTTGATAATTATAAGGAATTGCTGCCATAACTTCTTTCTAATTAATAATAATTATTTTATTTCAAGTTGTTTTAGAATTTCAACCTTACTTTCCGCTTTAGTTTCAGCAACCTTTCCTTCCTCATCATTTTTAAAAAAGAAGGAATTATCCTTAAAAATGGGATTATTTTCTTTGTCGTATAAAAATGAAATTTCATCACCTTTACAAACCACTTCTTTATTTTCCTTCCAATCTGGATTTTCATATTTATTAACAATAACTTTAAACTCCTCATCAGTGAAAGGCATTTCAAGTCCCTTTTCCTTTCGAATATACATAATAATACCATAATGAATAATCCATTTCTCTTTTTGATAAACATCAGCATGTTCTATTTTAGCAAGATTTAACAATCGCAAATATTCCTCTTTATCCTCGTCCGTAAAATCATCGGGAAAAGGAATTTCTTTAAGTTGATTAGATTTAATATCACCCATTTTTTTCTCTCTTATATTTATAAAGATTTTAATTCTAGTTTTTTCCCCCAATTTCTTCTAATGTCGATTCCACCTCCCATCGAATTATTAATAATAATAAGAGCATCATGAGGTTCTTTTGTTGCGTGTTCATAAAGTTCCTTAAAATCATCGTATTTTAAATAACCGCTTAAATCTTCATAAATCTTATTTAGAATTTCAGCATAACTAGCACTTTTAAAAATAACATAAATATCAATATTAGTTCTTATTGTCGGGGGTATTTGTTTAAATGATTGAGTTGTAAATATTAGATTGGTATGGAGATGACGATGTTTAATGGTAAGATTAGTAATCAGGGACTTTGCTTTTTTATTAAAGGCTCCAGTTCCAATTAAATCATCAAAAATAATCCAATTAATTTCTGGTTTTTTATCTCCAAAAATAATTTCTGGTTCTTCAAATTCATAACTTTCAAGTAATGATAGTTCCTGGTCGTTTAATTTAGAAGGATTTTTATTTTTCTTAAATTTATCATAAGCTTTTTTATAATCCAAAAATTCCTGGAAATCATCTCGTCTTGCTTTAATATCATCAAGAATTTTTTGTAATAATTCATCGCTGTATTCAAGGTGAATATCATCTTTATTTAATGATTTTAATGTTTGGTAAACGGAATTGGCACTTGAATAAGCAGTTGGAGCAATTAAAATCACTCTTGGTTTATAAGTAAAAGTCCCATCACTTATGGTTGAATTATCATACATATTTAATAATTCAACTAATGCGTAAGTTTTTCCTCTTCCTTTTGACCCGATATAGAGTTGAGTGTTAAATAAAATAGGTAAGGATTTATTTGATGATTGTGGAATTGGTTTTTTTTGAATAATTATTTTATGATTGTTGATGTTCGGCACTTCTTTTTCTAAAATCATTCCTACCTTTTACTATTATTAAGATGGAAATATATCTTTCATATAATTTGGGACTTCTCTTTTTTTTTGAGGAACAGCAGCAACCATCGCTGGTTCAGCAGCTATTTTTGTTTTTCTTTTTGGAACATTAATAATCTCTTCTTGGACTTCTTCATCACTTGAAGGTTCTTCTACTTCAATCACTCTTTTAATGATGGTCTTTTTCTTTGGGGCTTTAATACGAATAACTTCATTTTTAACCTCAAATTCTTCTTCGGCTTTTTTAATGTCATCTACGGTATTTAATTCAAGTGTTTTCTTCGGTGGTGCGTTTGTTTTTTTTTTCGGTGCGGGTTTATCTTCGGTTGTCTCTTGAAGTTTTTTATTTTCAGCATTTTCTTTTTTCTTGGCTCTTGCCTTCTCAAGCAAAGCACAACGTTCTTCTTTTGATAAAACCATTTCTTTCTTTTAATATTTATCTTATTATAAATATAGAAAAAAAAACGAAAACGAAAGTTATCTTATACGACCCAAACTATCTTGACCTTTAAATGAAACATCAGGATAATCTCGTTTTGAATTTGCTTTGAGAGTATTTAGAATATTTAAATTACGACCATTATAATAATCTAAAAGTCTTCGTGATTTATTTTCTTCATAAGGAATCTTTTTTAAGATTTCATCGTTAGTATGATATAAAATACTATTCGCACGTAAATCTTTGTCTGCTTGTTGGTAAGGAGCTTTTTTAGGTATTGTCAAAGGGCTTTTACCGTAAGTAATCTCTTCATAACCAACATTTCTGTTTAATTGTTTATAAAAATTAAAATCAAAACTATTTGGTAAAACAACTTTATTTAAATCAGGGGTAGTTCCAGATGATTGTGCCATTCTAATAATACAAAAGATTAAATAACTTAAATTACGGAAATTTGGCGTCCTTCACGAACGTTAAGAACTTTAGAGAGGCGAGCATACAATACAGGAATCGCGGTTTGAGCGTTGGAAGCCCCATCAAAGTTAGCTTCATAAGTAACACTAAGAGTAGAACCTAAAGAATTGAGACCAGAAATCCAAAACTCTTGTGAGTCTTGAATGGTGAGGTCGATAACATGAGCGTAATAATATTTGAGGAAATGGCGAAGACTGAAAATACACATATTTAAGCCATTGGTTCCTAGGTCTTGTTGATTATACCCAAGCGACTGTAAAGTTTGGATAAAAATTTCCTTCGGGGTAATATAACCGTAATTGAGGGGTCGGTTGTTGATAGACCATCTTGCCTCCTTTAGAGCTTGTCCCGGTCGTATGAAATAATAAGAGTTCATAAAACCATCACCTAAACCAGCACTACGACCAGTAACTGCTCCAGTTTGATTGATATAGGCAGTAGGATTAGAAGCAATTTGTGCCATAGTATAAACAGTTGAACCAGCATCTTGACCACCGTAGGCAATCATAACTTCCCATTTGGAACTCGCGTCGGTTTTTTGGAAAGTAGCAATGAGTTGGTCAAGAGAGTTAGCACTGATATTCCAAGTGACGTTACAGCCAGCACTTTTGGTAAAAGAAGCAAATCTCGCGTTTAAATATTCATAAAAACCGATATTGAGACCTTCTCCAGCTAAACGACCTGCTAGAGCATTATAATAAGTATCGCTTGAGAATGAAATGGTATCGCAAGTGGCATAAACATTATCAAGAGTGAAAGAAGCACCAGCAAGAGTTAGGGCAGTAGCATTGAAATTAGCTGGAAGTACATATGCAGTGCTAAATTGAATTTGGATGAAAACATCACCTAAGGAACTGGTGTCAATTACTGAAGGGTTAGTTGAACCTAAGAAACCTAAGAAATGAGTAATGGCACCTTCAATTTTTGAGGGAGCAGTTACTCCAGTAGCAAGCCAAGTGCCACCAGAAAGGGCAACATCAGCAGATGAGGAAGGGTCGCTTTCTTTCGCATAACGAACTGAAGGATCGAAAAATTCACACACATTTCTTTTTGAAAGTTGGTCAAAAGAAGAACCTTCCATATCCATGAGGGTATTGTAAAGAAGAGCATAACCAGGAGTGATACTAACTGTTTGACCGTTGATTATAACTGAAATACGTTCGATAAGCGAAGATGAGTATCTAGGATGGATGAAAGTTCCTGTAGTTCCTGATGTGGAAAATTGATAAAAGAAATTAAGAGAACGTAAATCAACGAGAGAATTATTTGGTAATTTGAAAGTTATGGTATCATTAGGAGCAATTCCTGTAGTGCGGTCGGGTGTCATTTTAACACCTACCCGCGACATATTATCAGCCATTTGGCGAATTGAATAGGAGAGAGCCTTAGGAAAACCACTAGAAACTGACATTATTTATCTAATTTAATCATGAGATATTATTTTTCGCTTACTTCCAGTTGCTTTTTATCCGCTATAAACAAAAATAGGTAAGAAAGCTCTCCTTAAATTTCTAGTTTCATCAATTATTTCACATTTATATTCATTTGAATCCAATTCGAAATTACAATCAATCATACATTTACCAATGGTATAATTTTTAATGATTTCATCTGGCATTCCATTTGAATCTAATTGTAATTGACCATATCCAATTTCATTTGAAGTTGTTATTAAATCTCCATTTTGAATATTACCACTACTATTAACTATCCAAACAGCTGTCTCCCCAAGACTGTTAATAACTAATCTATTTTCCATATCTTGACTATTTTCTCGTTTTGTTATCACACCAATAACTCGTTTATCGTTGATTTTACGGCTTAATTCGACCATTGGGTGGCTATCATCAATTGTAATGCCATCTTTACCTTCAAGTATTTTCCAAGGTTCATCAGGTTGTTTTAAAACTGTTTTAATCTTACCTTTGCTAATAACAATTCTACCTAAAAATTCATTAATAAAATCATTATAATTAGTATAAAAAGGGTCTTCACAAAAGCAACGATGAACTTCCGTAAATGAATTTAATTTAACATACATTTTCCTATAAACATATGTTCCAGTGGAGGAAGCATCAAGAACTGAAACCGCATCATATCCTCCCCCAGAAATAACTTCATAGTACGCTGTTATGCCGAACCGCTCGAGCAAGCAGTATTGAACATCATCTTTATCGCTAAATGCGTGAGTAGTCCCACCTGATTTAAATAATGTGAAATGATTTGCTGGACTTCCGGTAGTATCATTTTTAAAATAAATTCTTTCTCTTCCTTGGTCGTCTTTATGGTAAATATTAGTATAAAGAAACAACTCATTCGTCCAACTGGAACCGCCATAAAGATAAGAACAATTATAAATTGGTTTGTTTTGACAATCGATAAAATTATTAATATAAATATTACTAGAAAACAAAAATTTGTTATTTGTTATAGTTCCATTTAAATTATTAAAATAACCATTATCAATTCCAGTCGCATAAACTTGACCAATACCTAAGGTCGTAGCGTTAATACTACCACTAACTATAATATCATTTGCTCCAATTGTTCCATTTACTACTAATTTATAGCTGGGAGCATTATTACCAATTCCAATATTTCCAGTAGAGTTATCGATATGAATATAAGAATTTGCTGCGTCATTACCTGTTTTTATTCTAAGATTCTTCGAACAACTTATATAACCTAAATTTTCGGTTGGAAGATAATATAAAGATAAACCACCATAATTCGTTCCTTGACCAGCATACATAACGAAAGCTGCTTCTCCAATTGCGTTTTGATTAGTAATTTGACACGAAATACCATATTGTTCATTCCCTGTGATATTAAAAGTTTTACATTGAATATCCCCATTTACATCTAAAACCGCACCAGGATTTTTAGTTTTAATTCCAACTCGACCCCCAAAAAATGAAAAGAGATTAATTAAATCTAAATTTGCCGCACCATCATGACATCTAAAACTCCATCCACGAGTAGGTATTCCAGTTGTTGTATAAGTATCACTCCAAGGAAAAATCCTTAATTGATATGGATTTATTGTTCCTGAAACAACTTCATTGGCATTTAAAATAAGACCCGTATTAGCGTTATCTTTAATTGCTCGTAAATGAAGATTAGTTGATGCTTTTTTAAATCTAATAATAACAATTCCTTTAAAACCGCTACCGCCGTTTCCGTCTCCTCCATCACCATAATTACTCTTAGTTGCTGGAGCAGCAGGAGAATTTCCAACACCAGAACCACCTAAACCAACTGAAATAGGAGTTCCTGTAATATTAGTAGTATAACGAGTGTTATAAATAGTATTGCCTGAACCACCATTACCTCCAGTTGTTGAAGTTCCATTTAATCCTGCTAAAGAGAAGCTTTTATATTCATCAAATTTAGTTCCAGCAGCAGCTCCAGTTTGATTTTTAGCACCACCACCACCAGAACCACCTGAAGTAGGAGCCATTATTGTTAAATAATTTTTAAATCGAATAATAACTATACCTGAACCTCCATTACCAGCAGTTGTAGCTTCCCAATCACCACCTCCTCCACCTCCTCCTGTATTAGCAGTAGCACTTAATCCGCCTTCATTAGCTAGTCTAGAACCTTCACCACCTCCTCCAAGACCACCAGCAGGTCTATTTAAAATAGTATTACCTGTTGTATTATTTATATTTGTTCCACCACCACCTCCTCCTCCATAATAAACATTAGTTCCTGTTATAGGAACAATAATACCATTACCGCCTCTTCCAGCTATTGAACCTGAACCTAATGTACTATTATCACCTGCTGTTCCCGGTTGTCCTATTTCTCCAGCACCACCACCACCTCCCGCACTATTATAAGATGTTCCAACACCAGAAACACCTCCAACAAAACCTAAAACAGTTCCAGCTGTAAAAGTATTTTGACCTCCACCGCTATTAATACCATTACCACCTGTTGAACCATAAGGAGGACTTGGAGCTGTTGCTAAAAGAGTATTACCAGCACCTCCTCCACCTTTTCTAGCTCTAATAATATCATTTCCAGCTAATTGAATAACTGAGTCATTACCATCATTACCTCTAGTTGTTTGTAGTGAATTAGGAGCAACACCAGCTCCACCAGCACCAATTGTAATTGTATAACTACCAGAATTTAAAGTTTGATTAGTTTGATAAACAACTTGACCAGCACCACCTCCACCAGTAGAACCACCACCACCTCCACCAACAACAAGAATATCAGCACTACAATTAGCACTTAAAGTTAAAGTAGTTCCAGCAGTTATTGATATATAAGCATCATTTGTTCCAGCAATTGGTGTTAAAGCACTAACAGTTCCGCCAGAAGTAGTATAAAAAATAGATGTTCCACCATCACCACCACCTAAAGCAGTCATGAGGGTGTTTCCACTTGGAATAAAAATTCTACTTCTCCTTAAAGATGAATTTGGGTCAACATAACCTACTTGAATAGTCATTGTTGCTCTTGGTAATGGAAAATTAGGGTAATAAATGACTTCACCAGCACCTCCGCCACCAGAACCCGCACCTGTTCCACCATAACCACCAGCACCAACCATTAAAATATCAGCGGTGGTGGGTTCATTTAAAGTAAGACTACCATCAACTAAATATTGTAAATACCTTTCATCATCTACTATTGAATTAACAGCAACATTAAAAAAAGAACCATTAAATGATGGTAAATTAGAAGTTCCTATATTAATATTACTGGAACAATAAATATCTCCAATAACATTTAATTTAGAAGTAAGACCTGAATTTGTTCCAATTCCAACATTAGTTAGAGCTTTGTTATAAATATTATCACCAGAAAATGCCCATTTACTTTCAGCAGCAATACTAAGACCTAATGACCCAGCATTATTAATTAAGGTATTATCAAAACTTAATGCGATATCATTACCAGTCCAATTTAAAGGAGCTGTAGCAGTTTTAACAACACTAAGATTATTACCAATTTTAGTAAGGGAACTATCATAATTAATGCCAATATTTCCAGTGGTTAAATATAAAGGTGATACTGCTGTAATATTATTTTGTTTTTGATTTAAAAGACTAGTAAGAGAAGTTGAATTTAAATATAATTGATTGAGATTTAAATCACCAGTCATTTCCATTTGATAACTCTCATTTGGTGTGGTAATATTCCCAAGCATAATTTTATTTGATTTCAAAGATGGAATTGTTTGACTAGTAATTATATTAGAATTAATAAAACCTGTTGTAATAAGACCATTTGAAAGATTTGTAATAAAATTACTTGATTCAACTTTTTCATAATATTGAAAATTACTCGTTCCAAGTCTCCTATTATTTGTAGTAATACCACTTCCTTGTAAATTTTGATAACTATTGCTCATTTGTTCCATTTCCATCATGTTATAAATACCAGCAATTATAGATGTTCCCCAAGCAAAAGCACCTCCAATTGCTAAATTATTCATTATTTCACCTCTTCTTGCTATATTTGCTATTGCTTGTGCCTGTGCTGTTGCTACATTAAAATCTAAACCAAATGTAGTAATATCTTTAAAAAAATTATAACTATTAATATCTTCCATCAACATTGCTTGATGAACTCTAACTTCTTGGTCAATTCCAGTTATTTGTGTTTGTTGTGAAATTAAAGTAGAATCAATTGCCGCTATTTGACCTTGAACAACGAGAATTTCCGCAGCATTTACAATATTATTATTTTTAGCACCTGCTATTTCGTCTTCCACATTTAAATAACCAGGGAATACAAATGGTTGAGTGATGTTATAATTGTGATAAACTTGAAGTTTTCCAAGTGAATCTATTTTAACACCAATATTAGAAGAATAACTAGGATAATTATATAAAGTTTTAAATCTAATTTCCCCATTTTGATTTGAATTATTAATGATTAAATTGGAAGATGATAAATAAATATAATTATTTAAACTGTCTCCTGAGGTTCCTCCGCTAATATCACCGCTACCACCTCCACCGCTACCACCAATAAAATTGTTAGTAGCGTCAATGAAATTATCGTTACAGAAATAAGGGACATTCATATCTAATAATTATAATTTTATTTTTTTATAATTAGAAATGCTTAAAACTTACTTTCCCTATAAGTCAGATAAGCCTGATAAGAAGTTTTTTATTATAACTAGCCAAGGTAAGCGGGTTTATTTTGGTCAGGCAGGGGCAAGTGACATGACCCAACATAAAGACCCTTTAAAAAGAGATCGTTATATTCAAAGACACCAAAAAAGAGAAGATTGGACTAAATCAGGAATAAATACAAGCGGGTTTTATAGTCGCTGGTTGCTTTGGGAAGAGCCAACAATAGAATTGGCTTATAAAAAACTAAAGAAAAAATTAATAACTTGGGGTATTATTTAAAGAAAGATAATTTTGATGTTTTTTAGTTTTAAAATGGTCGTTTTTATTATCAATTCTAATACAAGAACCACATTCACAAGTAAATTTTTGTTTTCCATATTCTCTTTTTTTCTTATTTATTTCTTCTTTATTTTTTATATTATATTGCCTTTGTTTTTCTAAAAATTCTTCTTTATTTTGTTCATATCTTTCTTTCATATAATTACGTTTATATTCTTTATTTTTTTCATTATATTCTGCTTTTTTTTTTAAAATTTTCTCTCGATTATTTTCAATATATCTTTTATCCCTTTGTTTAATTTCTTCTTTATGTGTTTCTCTGTATTCTTTTTGTTTTTGTTTTTTCATTTCTTCGGTTCTAAAACCAATTTTATTAATGGTTGCTTTTTCCCTTATTATTTCATTTTCACGTCTTACTAATTGAAGTTTATTTTCACAAGGAAATTCTTCATATAATTCAATATACCAATCATTCCATGATGAATTATTTTCAGGATTATTAATAAAGCAATATAAAGAGCAATTTTTTTGCGTTTTATGCTTACAAAATCTTTTAGATAAATATTCTTCAATCGTTGAACCTACATAAATAAGATTATTATCATTTTTATTTCTAATTAGATATATCTTACCTTTCGAATATTTATCCATTTATCTTTTTTTATCTTTTTATCTTTGTTAATTTTTTAAATCATTTTTTTTGTAATCTAATTATAGATGTTTCTTGAATTAAAAAATACCATTACTTATATTTTATTTTATTTAGATGTAATTATCACGAGAATTAAAAGAAGACTTATTCATCCTCTCCAAGACCTCGAAAGAAAGTTTGGATATGAAGCAGTTATGAATAATCGTATTTGCGATAATTATTGGTCTTTAATGAAATTAAAAAAAAGTTTTTTATTATATAATTATTTTATTTAATTATTATAAATGGATATTGACGAACTTTTTAAATGTAAAGATTTAAGTCCTTCTTCGCTTCAATCTTATAAAGCTAAACTACTTAAATTAAACGGAAATAAGCCAGTTAAAAATCTCAATTTTTTGAGTGATGTTGAAAAGATAAAAGGGATGATAAATGACTTCAAACCAAATACGCAAAGGAATTATATAATCGCAATTGCTTCGATTCTCAAATGCTATTTAACTTCAAATAAAAATAAGAAGATTGAGAACCTTTACAATAACTACTCAAAAATCCTCGATAATTATAATACCGCCTTAAAAGACCAAACAGCCAAAACTGATACCGAAAGCGAGAATTGGCTTTCAAAAGAAGAACTTGATGAGATTTACAACAACCTCAAATCGAATTATAAGGATAATAAACAAACATTTCAAAATTATCTTTTATTGTCTCTTTACTATCTTCAAGCCCCGAGAAGAAATAAGGATTATCAATTGCTAAAGTTAAGTTCCAAATATAACGATGGTTTGAGCAATGAATTTAATTATCTTGATATGAAAAAACGAAAGTTCATCTTCAATAATTACAAAACAGCGAAGAAATACAACAAACAAGAAGTTGAGATTAATGAGGAACTTTTTCAAATCCTCAATTCTTACATTAAAACCATGAAATTAAAAGACGGGGATTTTATTTTAAATGACTTAAAGACAAATCAACCTTATAAAAACTCAAATGCCATAACCTTACTTTTAAATAGAATCTTCCGTAAAAAGATTGGGGCATCGATGCTTCGAAAATTATACCTAACTCACAAATACGGAGACCAAGCTGAAGAACTTAAAAATGATATGAAGGCAATGGGAAGTTCCGTTGAAGTCGCTAATAATAATTATATTAAGAAGAAATAAGAACGATGGATATTTTAAAAGATTACTCTGATAAAACTTTTATTTCTAGCGTTCTTTGCGACCTTTCTTATAACTTCTACTCATCCATTTATAATATTAGTCTTCTTCCTACGATTCTTGGTTCATCTGTTTTAACTATTCTTAATTCAAGTGTTATTTCTGAGGATATTATGAAAAAAATTAATATTATAATTAACGGGTCTAATGCTTTAATTCTTGCTTTAATTAATTCATATAAAATTAATGATAGGGTTAATAACTTTAAAAATAATCAAATTAAATTTAATAAATTACATCATATAATTGAAAGTCTTATTATTAAAAAAGGGACAACAGAAGAAATGATTGATAATGGAATTATTGAAAGTATTATAAATGATTATGACAAATTATGGGAGGAGATTAATTATCAATTTCCCCAACATATTAGAAAAAAAATTATTAAAAGGTTTGGTGCTAGTCATAAACTTCCTAATAGTTTAGCAATAGAATATAGCACAAATACAGAAAAAGAAATAGGTATTGAAATTAAAGCAGATGTAGTTTAGATACTCATTCGTTTTGAATGTATTTTCCTACTTTGATGTCTATTAAAAGAATTATAACTTATTGTCATACCGCATTCGCAAAGTATTTTTTGTTTTTTTCTTTCACTTATTTCTTCTTTATATTTTTCATTATACTTTTGGCTTAATTCTTTTGCTCTTTCTTTATTATTTTCTTGCCATTTTTTACATGCTATTTTTTTATATTCTAAATTTTCTTCATAAGTTTTAAAAGGGATTCTTTTATTAAGAGTTGCTTTTAATTCTTCCAACCAATATCTTTCTCTTTTTAAAGCCTCTTCTTTATTATTACAATTATAATCTTCAAATTTAATTAATTCCCAATTATTCCATCCTCCATTATTTCTAATGAATTCATAAACAAACATATTATAGTCTTTATTATTTGGATTCAAAGTATTTGCTTTATGTGTATTTCTTCTTTTTGTTAAATTTGTTGTATGCCCTATATATATATCAGTTATAGTTGGGTCTTTACAACAAATTTTATAAATAATTGTTTTAGAATAATCTATGAGAGTTTTTGGCATATTATAAGATATTCAAAAAATCCTTATATATAATAATTCGCTTGACGTAGATTACCTAAGTTCCGTAAAATCAAGTGTTGATTTAGTTAATATAACAGAAAAAGCTTAGATTTATATTAGATT